TTATTTTAAATCTACTTTAATGGGAAGTTCCCAACGGCGTCTATTAAATGTCACGGTTCCATCAATGTTGATTGGTAATTGATTACCGTTGTAGTCGAAAACCTTTATGACTTTACCGCCTTTGTTTACCTCAGCAAGCAAGTTGCATGTATGCTCAACCTTGCCTGCTTCATAAACCATGATCATGACTTGCGACATCACAAAGCCCTTACACAAATCGAGACATTCACATTACTATTAATTGTGTGAGCTGTGCAACCTGAGAAGATTAAGCACAGCAATGTGATGATCGATGCAATTTTAGTACGCTGACACATATAAGTTACTTCTTTAAAAAGAGTGCTCGCTCTGCTTCTCGGCGACGAACTAGGCCCTTCATAACCTTACCACCTGCTTTGTTCCACACAAGGAACTGATCAGCAGCACCTTGATAGTCACCTTTATTCAGTTTTTTTAATAAGGTTGAATTCTTAAAAGCACCTGAGCCAATGTTGTAAGTCAGCGATACCAAAGCATCAAATTGATTTTGATTTAGGGGCACTGTCACAGATTCATTTACAGTCTTTTCAAATTTGGCTAAGTCGTGTTTGAAGTAGGCTTTAGCTTGCTCAGGTGTACAAGTATCCCCTTTTTTTACCTTCACGCCATTAGGATAAACTGTCGTGCCAGTACCAATGGTCCAGATGCCCACACCATCGTCATAAGCTGTGAATCGTGTGCCTTCAAAACTAGAAATTAGGTCAACGCCAACATCACTTGTAGTTTTTCCACCTGGTGCAAGTTTATCGACCACTTTATTTAAATCGTCTACTTGTGCCTGTGTAAGCTTGCCGCCTGCAATTACTCGGGCAGCATCGAAGAATGGTTTAGTTGTCATTTGATTCACCTTTCTTTTTCTCTAACTCAGAGCTACCAAAATAAAAGCCACATGCAGTTGTCATAGCCCCAGCAATGAAACCCAATGCCGTATTGATCAGATTGCTGTTTTCTCGCGGCATATCCACAAAAAATAAAGCAATCACTAAAACAAACATCAGTCCCACTAATGCGAAAGCTAGATAAGCTCTTGTATTTTCACTATTCATCGTCCTGCTTCCTCTAACCGTGATACTTTTTCTTTAATTAAAGATTGATCTTGGCTTAATTGAATAATTGAAGATCCAACCCAAGCGCACAGCGAAAATACGATTCCTGCAAAGATGCCAAGCAGTACACGCAATACAGAAAGACCACCATCTTGCGCTGCTGTGCGGTTTTCTAAATTGGCGACTTTGATATCCAATGTATCGATATCCTTTTTGTTCTGTTCGCTAGTCTCTTTGTGCGCTTCATTAATGAAAGTCAGTCGAGTAACATGATCTGACAACATGCGAATATCACTCTGAATGGAGTCAATTTTCTTTTCGAATCTCAACCCGTATGATTCATTTTCAGTCATGCCTTCCCCCTTTCGTTTAGGCAATAAAAAAGCACCCTCTTGGGTGCTGGTAGCTTATTTGTGCTGAATGCCCTCTAAAGGCAACCGCATTATGTGAGCTAAAACTTTGTGACCTTCATCGTTCGGATGCAATCCATCACCTACATCTGGGTAACCACTACCAGCAGGAGGCTTGAAGTAAAAGTCGTTAGCTGTAGCTTGCCATGGATATAAAGTTGATCCACTATAAAGATCAAGAATTGGTAAAGAGAAATGTGTTGCATATTGATGCAATAAGTCAACTAAGTCTTTTAAGTTATAGCCATAAGCGTTATCAGTAGCGTTCAACCCATAATTGTTACCACGTGGTAATGGGGTTAACAAAATCAAAGGGATTAATGGGAATTTATTGATTAATCCACTAAGGGTTGTGTTAATGCATCCTGAAATTGTTGTGGTCCCCGTATCTCCAAATACTCCAAGCAATTTTTGGTTTTCAGAAGTCTGATTACCCCAGTCATTTGTTCCCATAAAAACTGAAATGAAATCAATATCAGTTTCTACAATATCAGCTGAAACATTCGACCTATTAAAAAAGCCAGTACCTGAAATACCATAATTATATATCGTCATTCCGCCAACTAATTGGGACAAATAATAATGGTAATTGTGTGTTGAACGGCCAGTTTGTGCAGTAATACTGTCACCAACTACACACCACTTCTTGCCTTTTAGAATTGAATCAATTGTTCTAGTTTCAAGCGCATCCAGTCGCTTTCTAGAATCACTATCCCGTAAACTTAATCCATTCAACATCGAAATTTCAGATGAGGTTTTAACAGCATTACTTACATCCTTAACAACAAGTGTCGATGTAATGTCATAGTTAAAGCCAGGACTAACAATATAAGTATTAATGAGTAAATACTTCGCATTGCTAGGTGCAACAACTTCAATATTATTGTCATCAATTACTGTGCTTTGAGCTGGTGCTAACGTTACAGTATTCGTAACTAAAGGATTATCTAACTCTGTAAAACGCAAGTTATATGTATTACTTGGTCTAGGGCAAACTACTCTGTAAACACCACCAGGCTTTACTGGAATCATTGCCATTTTCCAGTGATAATCTGTACGCGGCTGAACCGTTGAATTAACAATACTTAAGTACCAGTCAGTCTTATTCTGAGACTGGCTGTAAATATTTGAATCAGTGTAAATACTAGATTTTAAAATCCCAGCTCTTGCAATTGGATCAGCAATCGGAATGCCAGAAATATGGGTAATTGATAGTCCCGTTGCATTCTTAATGCGCTGCACAGCAAGTGAGTTTGAAATAGCGACGCTTGGATAATCTGGTGTTAGATCAAGTGTTAAAACAAGGTATGTTGCGCCTGCGGGTGCAACACATGAGTACAGATTATCACCAAGACTAGTTAAACTCGCCAAGGTAGTTGGGGTGTTTTGAGCAATTGAACGTGTATTCATGAGAAAGCTTGGCTTAATTAAGCTCGGATCACCAATCAACTTGAGCTGATAGGTAACACCAGCATCAACTGGAATCACGCCTAGTTTCCAATTTGGCTTTGTTGTGATATCTCGGATTAGTCCATCAGTCAGATTGAGATATTTACCCGGCACCACATTTGAACTTGAATAAAGATTATCTGGTGTAGATGTTCTAAATAAAACGCTAGATTTTCCGTCCAGCATTAAGCTGACTGCATTAAAAGTTAATGCTTTATCAAGGCCATATCCGTTTTGAATCTTCCATGTGAGATCCAAGCTAAGTGATGTCACAATTTTATTCACAACAATATATTTAGCACCAACTGGAGTTCTTGTGTGAATTAAAGTATCGGTGCCATTTACTGTGCTATGAAAACCAGGATGCGGAGTAATTTTATTTGCTTGCGATGGTGGATAAGCATTGTGAAATGTAAAGCCAAAACCCGCACCCGCAACGGTTCCGTTATTAGAGTTCCATAGTGTTATCTCTGTATCCTCATAACATGGGATAACCATAGCCGTGTAGCGCGAATCATTAACAATGTCTAAATTTAGGTTGACACCAATACCTGCTATCAACCGAGAATTTGGTCCAACTAATTCAACTGAACCTACAGTAAGGCTTTTTTGTGGCAACAGATCATCAGTGTATAGCTTAGATTGTTCATATTGGCTTAGCCCTTCATTTATCCAAGATGTCCCATTCCATAAATAGAGCTTCTTGGTATCAAAGGCATAGCTAACTGAAGGGTTAACAATTGGCGTTGTTGCAAGCAATGCGGCCTCAGTTGGATAGGCTTTCCAGCCTCCTGTTTCCATTAGAATGCGGATGAGTTTAGCTAATGTTGGATATTGTTGCCCTAAACGAGTTAAAACATCTTCATCAACCGCTCCACTAATAAATAGCTCTAAACTACTTGCATCTTTTGACGCATTTTCTAACTGTTCCCGAGTAACGATCTCATCAGCCATTACTTTTCTCCAAGCATAAAAAAAGCCCCGATAAAGAGGCTTAGATTTCTGTTAATTAATTAAATAAAGTCATGGTCACGCTCATAGAATCGTGCATCGTAGTTGGATGCTTTAAGCGTGTTTGTCATTTGAGTTTGAGGGGTTAGTTCTTCAAGCATGAATGCCTGAGCTTCTGCTTGATCAGCACGAACTAATGTGTAGAGTGTTTTTACGTAGCGATCGTCTGCCACCACAAGCGGTTGCAATGGTGGTCGACTCAGCACCACATGATATTCATCATCACCTGCTGTACATGGCACCATATCAACTGAAGCATCAGACATCTGAAGGTAGATGTAATAGTCATGTCCTACCTCAAAGGTGCATGGCTGTGAGGTTCTGATAACCAACCCATCCACTGCTTCAACTTCACCGTCTTGAGTGTCTACGACTGTGTTGTCAACATTGAGGATACGGTCATTGCGAATCAGCAATTCAGACTCGTCTAGAACTTCCACCTCGCAAGACATGTACTTGTAGCGAAGCTTATTCCACTCACGCCACGCCCTGACTTTTGCTTGTTCCTCATTACGAATACCTGTCGTAGTAATCTTCAAAGGGTTCTTAGGCGTGATGTCTTCTGGAATGATGTACTTCACACGGGCATCGTCTACATCTGAAGTGTATTCAAGCTCTACCCCGTCATAGTCTTTCTGAACACCAAATGTATAAGAGCGCTTTTCAGTTAAAGGCACTTTGTTTCGATGGTTGAAAAGTAAGACGGCATTTTCTTGAGGTTGCTCAAACTTGAGACGAGTTAGACTGCCGAATCGGTAAGGTTTGAACCGTACCGGGTTTGTCGGAGACTCAATATTCTGAGAGACTATTCCGATGAAAAAACCAAACTATACCCCCGAAATTAGAGAAAGAGCGGTTCAATTACTAATTGAATCTGAAAAAGATTATCCTTCTACTTGGGCAGCAATCACAGCTATTGCTCCTAAAATCGGTTGTACTCCTGAAACATTGCGTGTTTGGTATTTAAAGCATATGGATCAACTAAATCCTGCCAAAGTACAACAGATATCTGACCAAGAAAAAATGAAGCAAATGGAACGTGAAATTAAAGAATTAAAGCGTGCCAATGAAATTCTACGCAAAGCAGCCGCTTTTTTCGCCCAGGCGGAGCTCGACCGCCCACACAAATAATGGTGGATTTTATCCATAACAATAAAGATCGATATGGTGTTGAAGCGATTTGTAGAATTTTACCGATTGCAGCT